TGTGAACTCTTTATTGCATCGCTGTGCATTTTATGCATGGCAGGATGGAAGAATGTGGAATGCACGTTATAGAGATTACATTAGTATGATTACATACGGCGACGATTATGGTGGCAGTATATCTAAAGTAATTGATTACAATAACGTTGATTTCGTTAAATGGTGTGAACAATTTGATATGGTTGTGACACCGCCGGATAAAACGTCAGATGTAACTGATTATTTGGATTGTGATGAGCTGGATTTTCTGAAGAGAAGACCGAGGTACGATGAGGAATTGAACCTCTATATGGGTATCCTTGATGAACAGTCTATCTTCAAATCCCTTCATAGTAATCTTAAGTCTAAGACAGAAACACCAGAGACTGTTGCCAGTAGTTGTATTGGTTCAGCACTCACTGAATGGTTTCTGTATGGGCGTGAGAAGTACGAAGATCGTCGTGCGCAAATGAAGGAAGTTGCTGAGAGGCATGGTTTGACTGAAATGGTACATGGTTTGGACTTAGATTACGACGATCGCGTCGCTAAGTTTAGATTAACTTATTTCGGTCAGACTTAATTTTGGCACCGTGTTCCGGGAAACACGTTAAACATTCCCACCTGTTGGTGACAGGAAGCGTGATGCTTTACAAATCACCGGTCACACACTGGTTACCATGAATGGTCTGATTGTACATACTGTAGGATCATTTATAGGCTTTGTGTGACATAGGCACTCGTAATGAGTACCCGTATTTACGGGGGTGTTTAGCCAACACACCAATGTATGTCGCCGACTATTCTTTGAGCGGAGAATAGTACGGTTGTATTTGTAGTAGCTTAGTGAAAGTAAATTTAATGTAACAATAAATAAAACAAATCAAAGAATACAATCGGAAATGGTAGCTTTTAAAGATGCCACTTCCACCTGGGAGTATAAAGTGGATAGTAATCCAGATTATACTTTTGGGATATGTGATAGTGATGATGCTGATCTTGGGAATTTCTTCTCCCGTCCAGTTAAAATACAATCATATTCCTGGGGAACAGGAACGACCTTGTTCGAAAATTTTAGACCGTGGGCTGATTATTTTAATAACCCCCGTGTTCTTAATAGGGTTTCGAATTATAATCTACTCCGTGCGAAACTTCATCTCAAATTTGTCATCAACGGCAACGGTTTTCACTACGGGCGCGCTATAGCGTCGTATGTACCTTTACCAGACGATGATGAATTTTTGACAACACGGTCCTTCTTTCCTCAAGACCTTATTGCAGCGTCCCAACGCCCGCATGTTTATTTGGACCCCACATTATCTCAAGGCGGGGATATGATCTTACCATTCTTTTGGCAGGAAAACGCCATGAGCGTTCCACGTACTGAATGGTCCGCTATGGGAGAAGTGTACATACAAACGATACAAGGTCTTAAGCACGCAAATGGAGCAAATGATTCTGTGACCATTTCTGTATTTGCGTGGGCTGAGGATGTTTCCTTGGCCGTGCCCACCAGTGCCGAACCCGGTGCTATTGTGCCACAAGCTCAGGATGAGTATGGAACGGGACCGATTAGTCGGCCCGCCTCTGTTGTGGCAAAAGCTGCTGGTGCTTTGCGTGATGCGCCCGTTATAGGTCCATACGCTAGAGCAACAGAATTGGCGGCTTCTGCCACATCAGCCATAGCAACGAGTTTTGGGTTTTCTCGTCCTGCAATTTTGGATGACATAGTACCTTATCGCCCCACAGCTTTTGGTAACTTTGCCAATACGAACATGCCGGATTCCACTACGAAGTTGTCCACGGACGCTAAGCAAGAGTTGACGGTAGATTCGCGAACTGCGGGGTTAGCCGGGGCTGACGAGATGACGATTAAGAGTATAGCAACGCGAGAGTCGTATCTTACTCAGTTTCCCTGGTCTGTAGCTAGTGCCGCCGAAGATGCATTGTTTCAGATTGAAGTCACGCCGCAAGTATGGGACGCCGTTGCTACATTGACACTACCGGAAATTCATCTGCCGGCTTGTGCATTTGCAACATTGCCTTTCGAGAATTGGAGGGGCACTATGCGTTACCGCTTTCAAATAGTGTCCTCTGCATATCACAAGGGAAGACTTAAAATTGTCTATGATCCATACGCTTTTGCGTCTAACGAGTACAATACCAATTATACTTACATTGTGGACATAGCTGAGGATAAGGATTTCACAGTGGACATAGGATGGGGGAGTTCCCATCCATGGGCAGTGGTGTCTGGCCCCGGTAGAGTTGGAGATCTTTTTGATCCACCGTTTCGTGCAGGGCCTACAACCCCTGATTCTCCACCACAACGACGTGCTAATGGGGTGTTACGTGTGTATGTGGTGAATGAACTCACTATCCCTAATTCTTCAATCAATAATGATGTGGCTGTTAACGTTTTCGTGTCGGCTGCGGATGATTTGTGTGTGGCTAATCCTAATTATCGTATAGATGATTATTCGTATTTCAATGTACCATCTTTGCTTGGACCACAAGCTGAAGATGAAATGCAGGCTACGGATCAGGATACAACGGATGAGCCAAGTAAACCCATGAATCAGGACACCGATCATTTGATGTTAGCCCGGCAAGATAACGCCACGGCTTATGATCATGTGTTTTTCGGAGAAACTATAACATCATTTCGTGCTTTATTAAAGAGATATAATAGAGCATATTTCACTATGACAACTTTAGCAGCGGGGAATTCCCTGCAATTAGTACGCGTAGTGAGAAGGGCTTTCCCACCATATCGCGGTTTTGCGCCAGGTGCGGAATACCTCACAGTGTTAGGAAGATATAATTATGGTCACATGACTTTATTAAATTATTTAACTCCTGCATATGTGGGGTGGCGGGGTTCGCTGAGATATAAAGTGAGCCTCACACAAGGTATTACCACAACTTCGAATCCTGTATTTACAGTTAACAGGATACCAGGTAGTGGT